TTCCAACACTTTGCGCAGCTGGTCTTTCAGGACGCCGGGCTGCTTGGCAAGGTCGCGAATCTGTTTGGCCGTGACCTGTTCGCGCTCGTAGATGCCTTTGCCGTTGTGAATGTTTTCGCCGCAACCGGGATCTGGCCAGACGTTGCGCGGGTCAACGCGGAACGAAGCAGGGCTGATCTCTTGCACAATCTCGATCTGATGGACCGTCTGGCCCATGCTGTCTGTAATTGGCTGCCACGCCTTGCGTGTGCGATTGGTGTCGATCGGACCCTTGACCACGCCAGTGCCAAGCACAGCGGCGTCGTGGATCATTTTGCGCAACTCACCGTTGTAGTTGCATTCGACCAATTGATCTTCGATCTCGGTCTGCATAGCCTCGGCTTTTTTGTTGGCTATCTCAAGCACAGCTTTGACAACGTCACGCACGCGGGCGGGCTGCCCGTTCTCGTCCATAACTGGCTGGCCTTGTTGGTCCATGGCTGCTTTGTTGTCTTTGCTCAGACCCATCAACTCTGGGTCCGGCGTGGGCTGTATGCCCCAATTGCGGTCGTCGGTCGGCAGCAAAATGTCTGCGAGGCGGGCCTCGGCAGCATTGGTCTTTTGACGCGTCATGCCGATGAACACCGTCGAGCGGTGGGGCTTGGCCATCTGCGTGGTCACAGGGTAGCCCTGCTCCACGCTGGTCATCATCTGACTGGCCGCCTTGGCGATGTTGTCCTTGCCGTTGTACTGGTCCTCGTCTTCAATCCAACGTTTGTCAACGCCGTAAGAGCCGCGTGAACGAATCCATTCGTCACGCTGACCACCAAGCGAAGAGCCGAAAGATTGCAGCTTCTCCGCCTTCTTGCGCATTAGCTCTTCCGGGTCTTCGTACTCGACCTCAACGTCGATTTGTTGTGGTTGGATTTGCATGGGGTTCAGTCCTCAGCTCAGTAAGGTGCTTTGGCGTAGCGTGCGTGGATGGCCATGATGCCTTTGAGTACAACGCTCGTGCCGCCGGTAACTGCGGGACGAATCCACGCCGGGTTCTCATTGGCGGTACCCATTCCAGCCGCCGTAAAAGCCATGGCCGTGGTGCCGCTTCTCTGGGTTAGCGAGCTCCAATTGGTGTTGTCGTTGGATCCTTGCCACGTAATCGTGCCGCCGCCAAAGGTGCCGGTCGCTTGGGTAGTTAGGTCAGCTGCATAGGCAATGGGCACGCCGGCGCCCACGTCGTTGGTAGCCATGGCAGCCCATGAGGCAAGGACCACGCCGGGGATTGAGTCGCGATCGATTGTTGGTGTGATAGTAGCCATAAAAGTTTCCTCTGTTAAGGTTAATCAATACCCGGTGACCGGGTCGAATACGTTGAACTCAAGCGTCGGGGCCATGCGGCTAGAACGCATGCGGCCCTCGGCTTCTTCTTGTGTCTTGGCAAAGCGCCTCATCATCATGGCGTATCGCGTTGCCGACATCAAGTCATCGCTGATTTTAACGACCATACCGTCTTTGCGGTGGTACAGCCTGAATTCTTCAAACCAGTCTTCCAGATGTGAGAACACGCGCAAGCGCATGGTCTGCATGCGTGTCAGCATCTCGGACAGGCCGGCCTCGACGCCGTTGCTGCCGTCCTCGAACGTAGCCCGGTTGGCCATCATGTTCAAGCCTTGGTCCTTGTACTGCTTGGCCAGCTGCTCACCGCTGCCGCCCTTGTCGCGCTGCAAGCCGTCATGCGGCCAAGCCATTGGCACCCATTCGCCCCGTGCACGCACAGCCATCGAGTGGCCAGCAATGCCGGGCTCACTGCGTCTGTAGCAGTCGGTCACGTAGAGCGTGTCGCTGTCCTTGTCCCAAGCCATCCACACAACGGCGGTAGGGTGATCGACACCGAAGTCAATCGCCGCAATGCGCGCCCAATGTGGCGGGATCGGGAAGGCCCGGATCTTGATCGCCTCCTCGACCACAGGAAACACACGGCCAGATCCCAAAATGGGAATGCCTTTGGCACGGGCTTCACGCTCGTGCTCCGGGTAGCTGGCAATGATCGCCGCAGCCTGCTCGGGTGTGTAGTGCTCGGCGTCGCTGATCGTCATGTTGGTGACGGTCGATGACGCCGGCTTCTCCAGCAGGAATCGCTTGACCACTTCGGACATGCCAAGCAACGGCGTAAAGGTCACGAAGACCTGACCGGCTGTTGCCTGCGTACGTGTCAAGCCCTCAGAATAAATTGGCAGCGGTGGCTCTTCGTCGAACCACACCAGATCCACAGTGTCGGCCTGCCACTTGGTGCGGCCTTGGTCGTAGCTGTTGAACTGGATCACGCTGTCTTCACCGCATTCGTGCCGCACGACAATGCTTGAGACCGCATCGGGCACGCCCTGCTTCATGCTGGTGTCGCGCACACAGGCAAACGGAATGGCGCCTGTGCCCCACTCCTCGCGCATCTCTGGCGGCCCAAGCAGCAAGCGCTGAATACCCTTGCGGGTCAGCTCGGCCGATTCGGATCCAACCATGCAGCGGATAGCGTAGTTGTATCGCTTGCCCGTCCACCACGATGGGTAGCGGCCTGTTGCGTGCATCGCGACCTCAAAGGCCCCGGCCCACGTCTTGCCAAGCTGGTTGCCTGCCATGAACAAGCGCTCACGAAAGTCAAGGCCGGCATTGTGAAACTCGATCTGCTTTTTGTACGGCGCATAGGTCGCCAGTCGATTGCGCTTGGCCCGAATGTCTTTCATGCGCAGCAGCTCGTACAACTCTCGCTTCTCGTCGTCGTCTAGCAGCGCAGTGTTGATACGGTCAAGCTGGATCATCTAGCAGCCTTTGCAAGCAACATGTTTAGCCGATTGTCCAGCTGTTCGCTGGTCAGGTCCAACGTGCCGGACATCTTGAGCTCAACGCTTTTCAGCTTTGGTTGCGTGTATTGCAGAAACTCATTGAGCGTCCGCATGCGCGTGTCAACGTCAAGCAGAGGAACCATGATGTTCTTGCCTTTGTCGTCAAGCACTGGCTGGCCACTGCGCATCATCGGGATCGTGGCCTTCAGGGCCTTGGCGATCTCGACGGCTGGATCGAGCCCCTCTTCGATGCAGGCTTCTGCAACAGCTCGAAGGTTGATCCGGTGCGGCGCGCGGCTCGTGCTGGCGCTCTTGCTCACTGGGTGCGCACGGCCTGTCTTGGCCGCTGTCGGAATCGCCAGATCGTCCATGGTCGCCAGCTTTGGTGGCGCCCCGGCTAAGTCGGCGTTGCGACTTGGATTTCGTTTACTTGCCATTCTTCATTGCTCCCCGCACAAGGCCTTCATTGCGCGCGCTGATCGCTTTGGCCTTTGCCTTGGCGTCAGCTTTGCTGCTGGCGCCCCAAGCATTGAGACTCAGCAGCAATCGCGTGGGCTCACCGTCCTTGCGTTCAGGGCCGGGCATGTTGCCCATGCGCGCCAAAAAGGAAGCGCGGCGAGGGTTGTCGCCGGCTTTGACTGGGGCCTTGAGGTTCATCCCCTCAGCCTTCGCGCTGGCGCGGCCTTTGGCATTGAGGCCGCCTGATGGCGCCTTGCCTTCTTTGCGTTGCCAAGCGGGGCTCTTCACTTCATCGCCCCTCGGATAATGCCGGCCTTGGCCGGCTTGGCCGTCTTGGCCGACTCGACAAAGTCAGCCTTGGTAGGTGCGCCCTTTTCGCCGGGCTGGCGCATACGTTCACCCGAGCCAGAGGCTATGCGTGCCCTCTTGGCTTGGATGTTGGCGTACAAGCCGGGCTTGGCCATTAGATCATTCCGTTGATGATGCCGTTGTTGAAGCCAACGGGTGCCTTGACCGCGCCGCCTTCTTTCTTGAACTCGGGCTGTGTGGTGTTGGTGCCGGGCATTGGTACAGACACTTTGCCGGGGATCTCGCCAGCGCCTTGCGTCTGGTTGCCGCCACCGCCAATAGCAGCGCCGGGCATCTTGGCCGCGTTGCCTGTCATGCCGCCTGCTGCGCGCATTTTGTTACGTGATTCTGGGTTTGAGTAGTCTTGCATGTGTAGCTCCTTGAGATTAGGCCATCAGGCCCGGTTGGGGTTTGCGGCTGGCCGCCTCTTCATTCCACATCTGGCCGTACTCCTCGGGGCCTTCCATGGTTTGCTCTTGCGAACCTTCGCCGGCTTCTTCAGCCAGCATATTGTCCACGTATTCACGACACTCGGCGATGCTCTCGCACATGTAAG